TTAAATAACTGATAAACACCAGTAGTAACATATTCTTCAACTTGACTAGTGGTAAACCCTTCAACACCGTCTTCAATATTGTTGTTTGTTATGTTTTGCACATATTCAAATAAATCAATATAATTATCTTGGTTGCTTTCACTGGTGAATAGAGATTGTATTTTTTCCATGTTGTTTTCAAACGTGTCATTAATATCTAATTGACCAGCTATCTCTGCAATATTGTTTTGTATAGTTCTGCGGTCTTCTTGTATCTCCGCAAAACTTGTACCAGCACCAAGTTCATCAACAAAAAATGCTTCTCTATCAGGATTTTGACGTTCACTAATCTGAGGGGTGTCACTAGCTTCAGTATTTTTACCAAACCTAGTATAAATATAATCATTTAATTCGTTAGATAATTTTTGACGTTTAATATTAAGTTCCTCATCTGTTAAATCTTGTTCTTTCCATTTTAATTCTGCATCTTGAATAGTTGTTGTTACATAACCTGTTGCGTAACGTAATAAATCTCCTTCAGCATCATCTAAAATACCAAGTCCACTAATCTCACCAGTAATCATATTAATATCAATAATATTACTTAAATCTGCATAGAGCTTTGTATAATTAACATTAGTTTGTTGAATAGGAAGTACTCCAGTAGCTCTTGCTTTTAAGGCATCTGCGTTGTATGCAAGTGCTTGTTTTATGGACGTAGTAGAAATACCTTCTAAAGTTCCTACAGCTAAAATTTCATTGGCATCTCTAAAGCCACCACTTATAGCACGCATTTCAAAATTTTTATTTTCATTGACTGTAGCTGACCCTTGATAATCAACACTAGTAAGCTGCATATAATTACCAAAGAATGTAGGGTCAAGAGCAATGACAGCAGTTTTCATTTCTTCTTGAATTTCTGAATAAGTTCCTTCCTGTATAGCCAGTAAACTTTTAGCAAGAAGAATGTTATAGTCTTCTTCTTTTTTTATTTTTTCATCAGTCCTTCCTTTTTCTTGTAATGTAATTTTCTTTCTTAAAAGCTCTCCATATAATTGTGAAACTTTTGCATTTTCAGTATTTAATAAGGACCCAATATTGTTACCACCTTTGCCTTTACCTCTATCAACAATTAATATGTCAATAGCATAATCAATCTCTTCGGTTGTGGTTGCTCTATTTCCAATGTTTAATGCGTGTCCATAAGCAATATCATTTAATTCCTGAGTACTATAAATATCTCCTACAGTGCCGTCTTCGTGCACCACTTTCTCATTAAGACTATTTAATAGGGGATAATAATTTGTAGCTACTTCTCCTTTAGGAACAGTGTTCATTAATGCTATTCCATTTTCTGTCTTTCTTCTAATAGCATCATTATATTTAGCTTCTGATTCTTTTATAACTTGGTCTGCACGAAATTGTTCGTAGACGTGGCTAAAACCTTCATTATAGCTTGTGCTTTTATCTGTTATTACTGGCATGAATTGTTGTGCCCACGCATCAAAATTCATTGTTAATGGGTCAAATTCGTCAAGCTTTTCAATTATATTTTGTTGCACTTTGGCTGCATCAAAACGTCCTCTGTTTTTTTGAATAACACCAGCAGTGTAAATACCACTTAACTTAGGGTGTAAACCTTGTTTTATTTCTGCATCTATTTGGTCAGGAGTTTTATTTGAATTAATAAGAGCTTCATAAGCTTCTTGTGCTTCTTTAATTTTAATATCTTTATGTGTAGCGGACGCTAATCTTAATTGTGGAGTTATTTCTTTTATAGAATTAACAACATCCCCCAATGGAGAGTTGAGGTCATAAGCTTCTTTACCACCAAAAGTTGTACCGTATCGTTTGTTAGATATTTTGGATTTATATGCCATTGTGTTTAACTCCCTTTACTATCGGTTTCGGCTGTTGCCGCATAATATTCTGCACCTGTACCAGCAATACGTAATGCTGCACCTATTTTACTTGGGTTACGAGGAGTAGCTAGTCCAGCATAAGTACGCTCTAATGTTCCGTAAGCATCTCTTTGTTGCCAGCCTATCTTAACTAAGTCTGCTGTATAGTCAGCACCATTTGCAGCAATAGAAGCGTCTGCATCAAAGAACGCATTTTGTAAACTAGCAAGAGGACTTCCAAACCCTGTATTTAAAGCTGAAGCAGCTTCTTTCTTTTTAAGTTGTGTTGCTGCAAAATCTTCTTTACGTTTTTCTCGGTCAGCCATAGTACGTTCCATATCAATACGTGAAATATCTTCTAAATAAGCTTTGTCAGCATTCCTTCTAGCAGTCTCGTTTGCATTAGCTTTAGTTTGTGCTGCTGCTCTATCATCTTGATACTGCATAACTGTTCCAGCTACTTGTACTGCTGCTATTGCTAATTGTGGACTACACATCTTTCATATCCTTCATTACTAATAAAAATTTACGTTGTTCATGTCCGTAGTTAAGTTCTTGTTTTGGCTCAAAGCCGCAAAACTGTAACCACTTTAAAGATTTCCAATTTCGTTTATCTACAAAATTGTATAGGAAGTCATACGACTTACCCATTTCATTTACCCAGTATCGACTTTCTTTTAAGAATGTTCTGCCGATAACTTGTATATTGTCAGTGGCAAGCATCCACGCTACGCCAAAAGTATCATCATTAAGAGAAGGGCATACACCAAACATTCCAATAATGTCATCTTCAACATCATGGATAATACTATAAGTTTGTGAGCCTTCATAAGTAAAAGGCATTACTAAAGCTTCTAATGGAGACACGTTGTCTGAAGCTCTTATTTCTCTTACATCATCTTTTCTTATATTCTTATGTAAAAGCAAAGCATCATTTAATTGAGCTTCCCTAACTCTAGGGTTTTCTATTTTCACTAACCTCTCCTTGAACGTGTATGATAAAACCCCTCAATATCTGCTGCTGCAATGTATGTTGGTAAGTGAGAATCATTTTTTAATTGCAGCGTAAATTTAGTATTCTCAGCTTGTATTGGTACTCGCAATGCACCGCTACTTATACTTGGTCTATCAATTAAAGTTGTTGGAAGACCAATTACATATCCAGTAAATTGTTTCACTAATGTATCTCTGTTGTCAGGAGTTACTTCTGCTCTAAAATAACCAGTGTCTACAAAATCAAATGTAATATATTTTATTTGATAACGCCCATTTGTTATTGAAATAGTACCTCTGCTACTTTCTTCACGAATAAATTGTGGAGACAATTCGTAAGTGCTCGTAAAAGTTGTCCCTATATATAATGAAGTATGATTACCTTCAACAGTGTAGGTTGAGCCTGAAGTATTAACAGTAATTAAATTAGTTCCTGTAGTAGCATTTACTGCTAATAAATTAGTTAATGCTCCATAAGGTGACGTAAAAGTGGATTTACCAGTGCTTGCACTATATGTAGCTGATACTGTCGCACGTTTATCTAAATAAATATTAAAACCAAGAGAAGGTATTTTAAGGTTACGTAAATCAATTCTATATAATTTTGTGTTAGTACCTTCCGCAGTAAATAAATAAATAAAACTATCTGTACCTAATCCGCCTAAGATTTTTACACCTTCTAATTCCCAAAAGGACCAAGAAGATTGTACTTTTTCTGCATTATCAAAGAAATATTTATATACGTATATTCTATTACCATGCGTAGTAGTCACAGCACTACTTGTGGTATAAGGAGCTGTTTGACTATCAGCCGTATCTGATGCAATAACGCATAATGTATCTTCAATATTGTTACTTATTATTTGATAACCATTTTCAGGAATTAAATCCTGTACACCAACAGTAATATCAATACCGTCATTAGTTAAACTATCTTCATCTGAATAATATTCTCTTATCGCAGTATTATCATTTCTATCTTGTGCAAAGTAGGCATACTTACCAGCCGTTACAGGACGCACATTTCTATTATGCTCAAAACTAGATACTAAATTTAAGATAGCAGTTAAAGGAGATATGGCAGTGTTACCTGAGCTATCTAATTTATATTGTCCATTATCAGAAAAGAGTAACAGTGTGTCATTAAAAGCAACTGAGCTACGTAATGTATTAACTGTCGTTCCTGATGCAGCAATATCTATAACATCTGTATCTAAAACTTGTGTTGCAGTAGTTACAAAATAATTAAAGTAAGAAGTATTTTCAGATAGTATTAAATTCTCACCTGATAAAAACCCTAGTCTGTTTTTGTAGAAAGTAACATTTTGTATAGTTCTATTTACAAAACTTGGGTCAGGGTTAGTTGTACTGTTGCCACAATCTCTATCAGTATAATCTAATTGTTTAAAAGTAAATGTACCGTCATTATTATTTACTAATGCGTGTGGCATTGTTGAATTATCTAAACCTACTGAAGTAGAAGGAGCAATACACTCAGCCCACACTCCGTCATTTTCAAATTTTACGTAGTAGTCTGTAAGAGTATCCCCTTCATCACCAGTAATTTGTAAAATAGTATTAGGCTTTGCATAGTACGGTAATGCTGAAAAGTCTTGTACTTTGTCTCTTAAGACATACATAGAAGTGTTACCAGCACCGTCTGAGGTTGTTATTGTATAACTAGCGTTACCGTCTGTTGGTTTACCGTAGATTAATGAAGTATATTTTTCAAAAGTAAAATGACTAGAAATACCTGAGTAGTTAGCAAGTCCTTGTGTTGTAGATACGGTTGCTCCAGTATCTTTATTAATTACTTTAAATCCGATTTGTGACGCATTAGCGTTCCAATCAGTACTTGAAGTTCCATATAATAATATGTCTGCAATTTTATCTGTGTCTCTAAATTCACTATCAGTTGTAGCATCATTACCTGAAGGCATTTGAAATTGTACTTCTAATTCATTAGCCATGTTAGGATGTTTAATAGCAACTTTATAGGTACGTCCGTAGTTTGTGGCTTTTGTATAAATTTGAAACTCTTCTACTTTAGCAGCAGAAGTTGTACTGTCTGCTAAAACGGTCTTGCTTCTATTAACTACAAAAGTAAAGTCAGCTACATTAACACATCTAAACGTCTCTTTGGGTGTTGTTGAAGTTAAGTAGGAAGTGCCATTAGGGTAGGAAACAGTTTTTTCATTACCGTCTAAATCAAATACTCGCACACCACCATTAAAAAAAGCACAGAAATATTTATTGTTTTCATCTCGTTGTATTTCCCACACATAACTTGTATTTGGAAACACTTGTGAGTTATCTAAGGTTGCAATATATTCTAAAGGGGGACGCTTACATAATCCTTCCACAATTTTAGACTGCATATTAATTTGTTTAGTACCTTGATTTAAACCTCTTTGGGTAGGTGTTTGCTGACTAATACCATTAATAAAATTGGGAATGGTTTGTGAAACTAAAGGCATTAGTAAGTCCTTCTAGGTGTTCTATTTATTATTGAATATGTATTAGCATCTCCTTCTAGTAAATTAACATCTCCACTTCTTGCATCTGATTGTTGTAAATTAATTAAAGCATCACTTTCATCTTGCTGTGCAAACTTAACTATATCTCCAGCACCAACAAATCGAGCAGCAAATCTTCTTGCAGCTTGAGCTGTAATGTAGCGTCTTGCATATTCAGGGATTGTTTCAAAAGGCTCGACAGTTACTATGTCTATAGTAGGAGCTGTGGTGAAAATATCTGTGTCTCTATCAAGGTCATAAAGAAAACCGTCTCGGAACACAATATTCATGTAACGAAAATTTGTTACATTGGCATCAACTTGGATAATGTTAGATGCTAGGGGAATTTTAGAGTCATCATCAATGGTGACTACTTTGTTGTAAACAGTATTAAAGTTCCAGCCTTGTGACTGTACTGACATACTCGTTTCATCAAGAATATTTTTAGCGACAGATACGTCTACATTTGTAACACCTGTAATTGTATTAACTGGAGCTTCACCAATCATACTTAACATAATGTTTACAGCTTGTAGTTCGGTAGTAGGAATTATTTGTGTCATATCTCTCTCTCAAAAGTAAGGGCAGAGCAAGTCTGCATAGTGATAAATCTTGATGCCCTTACTAGTTTGTTGTGGTATTAATTAAGCTTACGCTTCTTTAATTCCAACAGCAGCTTCAGGTCGAAGTACGCCATGTCCCATAGCATATTTCGCTACCATTAGCGTACCTTGTCTTCTTATGTCGTATTCTGACTCAACAGCCAAATCCATAAGTTTAACTGTACCAGCAGCAGACGGGTGTGATACCAGTGCTACATAGTTAGTTAAATTTACAGCTTGAGGGTTTGAGCCGCCAGCAGTAGCTGAACCTTGTTCTACGCCTGAATTAACGTTAGAAGATACAAAATGAGGTGTTGGAATTAATTCAATTCCAGCAACTTTCATAATTTTACCTTCTTTAACACCGCCATTGTCTCCGCCTGAGAAGTCAATGTTTACAGCATTAGTAGCGTTAGCCATTTTGTAGTACTCTTCAGTTCTTAAGAAACATTTACGTCCTTCTTTTGGAACGTAATTGTCATCAAGAGCTTTCGCAGCATCAAACAGTGAGTCAATCATTGCATTAGCAGCAGTTGCGTCAGTTGCAGAAGCAATACCAGTATCTGTAAGAACAGTACCAGCACCATATCCTGAGTCACTAACGTTAGCTGAAGCTTGTGCAGCTTGACCGATTGTTTGTAGAACGTGTTTATCTTTTTGGAAAGCTAGTGCTCTACCGATTTCAGTAGAGTACGCACTTCTCACGTCCCAATGGTTTTTAGCTTCTTCAATGTTCGATAAGAACACAGAGCTAAGTAGTAGGTCATTAATAGTAATAACCTTTTCGTTGTGGTTTACGTCACTACCAGTGATTTCTGAGCCAGCCGTGTGATACGCAGCACCAACTCTACCCATTACTGGGAAGGTTGCTGATTTTCCGTTAGAAATACTTCTAACCATTTCCGCACCGTCTGTTACTGAAGCTCTGTCAAAAGAAGTTAATACTTCTCCAGCAAAAACTTTCAGAAACAAAGCATCTTCAGAGCCACTAGCATTTACTTTACCCACACTTACAGGGCTTGCATTTGCCATAGTTTTTCCTTTTGTTGATTGTTTGTTTATTGAAAGCCATTACATCTTGACTAATTAAATAACAGATTGTCCTTCCGCAGAAGGGTCAGTATTATTATTCAATTTGTTTTGGCAGTTGCCACCTAAAAAGGTCGCACAACTATATTATAATTTACTCGCAGCTATTTTTGATTTAACTAAAGACTGATAAGCTGGGTCTTTAGAATATCTTGGGTCGCTCATAGCCACAGTTACTTCAGCCCAAGAATTATAAGCATCAGCTTGTGGTGTTGTGCCTTTACCTTTTACAAGGCTAGGCTCACTTCCGTTAGCTTGCTCGTATCGGGCTTTAAGTCCTAACACCGCTAACTTTACAGTCTCTAAGTCTCCACTATTTACTTGAGAGTTGTAAGCAGTCTTTTCTTCGGCTGTCATATTTTGACCAGCCCATGAAGTCATTTCACTATAACCTTCATCACCACCTACTAAGCCTTTAACTTCACTTTCTTGTGAAGCCTTTACAGCATTTTGACCAGCAATGAATTGGTCTACATAATCTTTTGGAATACCAGCTTTAGCTAAAGCTTCATAACTTGTTTCAGCTAGTGTACCAGTAGTATCAAATTCTTGTTGTAATGTTCCCATATCTAAGCCAGCACTTTCAACAGCTTTATCAGCTATCTCCATATCTGATTTAGTATCTTCTTTAATAGGCTCAGGAGTTTCAGGATTAGGTTGTCCTAATTTATTTTCTAACTCTCCATAAGCTTTTGCCATTTCTTCAGGGCTATTAAATTTTTCAGGCAGCCATTCAGGTTTGGCTTGTTCAACAGGAGCTTGCTCTTCAGGCTTTTCACTTGTTGTTTTATTTTCATTTATTTCTACGGTTTCTACCATTTATTTTTCCTTTGTTATACTAGGTCTAAAGAAATACAATTTAACTCAATGTTATTAAGATAATATTTCTTACCTTCTATTTCATATTCCCCAAAATATTCAGCAGCACTAAACTCA